ATTGTCTTCGTTTTGATCGATTGTGAACGTTGTTCTTGTCAATGAAGTCTTGATTTTACGCTTCATTGTATGAATCGCGGTTGCTCCTACTGAAGGGGCTGTACCGAGTTCATTTGCTGTATAGAATACGCTAAGGTTAGCGCCGCCTACTACCATGATATTACCTCTTAGATAATTGTTTTAGATATGAAAATGTGTTAACTAAATAATCCCAGTTTCTTTGTGATTTATCGCGTGTGTATTCTCTTACCATAAGACCTCCGTTTCGTTCTGCTTTATGCATTAAGACTTCAGTGTCTTGGCTATATCCTTTGTGGTATAGCAATATGTCAGTATCAGCTACGACCGTACCATTCGGATCTACTTCGAGCGTCTCATGGCATATTCTTTGCCATTTGAGAAACGCGCTTCGGCGGTGCAATCGCATTGCCGGTATGTTATACCGCTTTCGAATGTGCGTATATTGCGGATCAAGGTCGTTATTGCATCCTCCAATGGATAGATAAGCCGCGACCGCTTCGCTATTATTTAGCTCTTCGAGATACGCTAAAAACTCATCTTCAGGACTTGCAAGTCTTTCATCTGAATCCATGTGCAGAATCCAATCTCCAGTCGCATATTCATCGAGCTTATTACGGCAATAACTGAAGTCAAAATACTCTTCGAAGTCGGGATATTCCCATGAGAGAACTATATGGTCATCGATGCGACCGACTTCTTGAAAAACAGGCTCTTTCAGCTTCGGATTTACCGCCGTGCGAAGTGCTACGACTTCGACATTATCAGCCGGCAAAGAATCCCTCCATCCTTTCAGGTCATCTCCATCCTGAAAGATTACGCATGCACTTAACTTCATACATCTCCTCTGTAATATACCGTCCTAAAAGTCATGAAAGATATGCCCTTCGTTTCATCGTCATTGAATGTGACCGCTTGCGCGTCGATAAAGTGAACGGGCGCAAAATATGTCCTTTCATAATCGGACTCATAGATATCGGGCTTGTAATTTGTGAGCTTATTTTCGATTGCCTCGCATAAGTCGGCAAGAGCTTCTCTCAAATTAGCTTTACCCGCCGTGCTATTCTTTTTGACTTGCACTCCGACCAGCAAATAGACATCCAAAGTGCCTTTATTTGCAAAAGCTGAATCGTCTTCGAGTCCAATAACCTCGCGAGCGTCTGCACCTGACAAAACACCGACAAAAGGGAACTGATAGGTATTCCATTTATCTAGCATTACTTGGTCATAGACTTTGACTCCACTCATTGTGCGTAGTCTATCTGCTATGGATTTGAGCGCCGCTGATTCTCTTGCCATTGTTGTATTCCGTTTATTACTTGTTGTTTGATATCAGTAGCAAATTTGGTATCGTTCCGTAGTCTATCGACTGCAGGGTTAAAGTACGGACGGGCGGGTATGTTTACGCCGCCTTTACGCTCAACTCCTAGTGCAAGTCGCTTAAAATATGGCTGCTTTGTCGTGTAATACTTTGCCCAAAAGAACTGCGCCATAACATAAGTTGACTTATTCATCTTTCGACCGCTCTTGCTTTTAATTACGGTCACGGGAGTAGCCTTTATGAAGCCACCAAATTCTTGAATAGCCGCGTATTTTACGCTTGATCCGTACTCTGCTACGAAAGTATCGCCTTCTTGCGAGACTTTGAAAACATTACCAGGCTGACCTTTGGTAAAACTACGAAAGAGAGCACCTGAGTAAGTAGTTAGCTTATCGCTCTTTGATGGGGCTATCCTATCGGCTTGACCTTGGAAGTTCATATTAGCTCCGATATACGCCTGCATCACAAAAGGCATGCGCTCCAAGCTCTTCATAATAACAGGCCGTAAAATGCCCTTTAAAGCTTCGCTATTAATCATTATTACACCGTTGGGATAACGAACTGCGCAAAGTACTTATGCCATCCTATATCGGTTTTGAGTGATTGGCTGACTGTTTGACCCGCGCCGCCTGTAGCGACGGAGTTAAGCCCGAACCAATTACCGCCCTGAGGGCTTTGCTTGTATGCAAGTGCAACCATTTCGGCTATGCCTTGCAAGATTGTATATGGCATTGACGCATCACTGAAGCCCGTCGTAAGCGTCGCCTTAAATTGTCCATTTGTCTTATCACGAAAGACTATGTAATTAGCATACGGCTCGGCGTTCCATGCATAGTTACCCGCGTCAAAGTTCGCATAAGTTGCAAACTCATTCTCGCGCCACTGCAAAGCCGTAAGAGCCGTGTTTGCATTGTAGGGTATATATTTCCATGAGTGATTAGCTTCGAGGCCGCGTTGGGCTTTTGAGGCGTAAAATTGGTAATATATCGTCCCACTACGGAGAGGCTGACCGCAATAGCCTTCAGCCTCTACATAGCAAGTTGTTATCAGGTCATCAAACCAAGTATACAGCGCCGTATCCTCGGAGGTCGGATCGCCATTAACTTCCAAATTAAGAAAGGTCATGAGAGCATTAAACGCCCTCGGATTTGCGCTTGTATATGGCATGGTTATTTACCTGTTTTCTTTGTTTCTACTTTAGGCGCGGGATTTGCATCTTTTGCCTTGCCTTGTTTAATAAGAGCCTCGGCAATCTCGGCAGGGAGAGAAGTCTCATACCCTGCCGAAACACCTTTATACGGCTCGATTAGAATTACATCTACGAGCATAAATCACCTAATTAGGTTGTTGAAGTTTTGAGAACACCGATAGCACTTGGAGCTGGGAATGCGAATGCAACGCGCTCGACAACTTCGATACCTTTTTGATGAGTACCACCCAAACCAGTCGCACCGAAATACTCTTTGTATTCGTTAACAGTTACATCCTCGCGGATACCCATTACAGTGAATTGATTAAAGTCGCAATAGAGCGCTGAAGTTGTATTTGCTGCACTTGTTGGGAAGAGTGCATCTGGTACGACGTGCATCGGGCGGCCTGTTGGAGTGAAGTATGAATTACCTTGAAGTGCTGTCAAGCCAATTGATGTAACTTCGATAGGACGGATCATATCGAATACAGGGCGTGAGCCTGCTGTTTCTTTCATCAAGAATCCGAAGATTGACTGAGGCACTACGAATACACCATTTGCACCAACGCCAGAATTTACACCGAGGCGCAAGTTCCAAAGGTCAGTCCATGAGATCTCGCCGAATGTATCTTTACCAGAGTTATTAGCACCACCTTGGCGAACTACTGTAGTTCCTGACAAAGTTGCAAGACCTGTAAAGTTTGGAGCCGTACCATTACCATTGAAAAACTGCTTGTCTTCTGTTTCAGCAAGAGCGCGGCCCAAACCGTTCACTACATAATCCAAAAATGCAGGGGTTGCATCTTGAAGTTGCTCTTCAGAGATAATCGCACCACCGACAATCTTGCGAGCTGTCATTGCTGTAGCTGTAAAGAAGTTAGTTGAGTCAGTCAATGTCAAGCCAGAACCTTCGGCAACTACCGCGCCAGTGAACGCGCCACTTGATACCAAGTTCTCTGTTTTACCACGCATTGGATAGATCTTCGCGAGTGCTCTTGCATATCCAAATTGGTCTGCAAAAGACATGATCTCTTCTACCCAAAACTGAGGAACCGCCGCGCCACCTTGAGATGCTGTGCCTGTATTGAAGTCAGCTCTTGTGATGTACTTTTCGTTTGCCTTGCGTGCAATATCGTCTGCAACGCCGTCGCGTCCTTTGTGTACTGCAAGAATGTAATCAGCTACGACGCGTGCTTGGTCACGGCGTGCATCATGATCTGCTTTGATTGTTACAAAGCCGTTATTATTTGTTGGCTTTTGTGTACGAAGTTGATCAGCAACTTTGCGGTCAACAACTTCTTTCAGTTGGTCTTTTGTTACGATAATGTTTTCCATTATGCAATATCCTTAGATTAAATTGAGTAATTCGTCTGTGTTGAATTTCTTAGGCATGTTCAAAGTAATTGAACGGCCTGCTTCGCCGGCTACTGCAGATTTGATAATCTTGTAACCGTTTTGAATCATATCCATACCTTCATTAATTTGCGCTTGTGTTGAAGCTGCAATTTTCTTACCGACTCGAGTTTCGGGAACCTCGAAACTAGCCTCGATGGACTCTGCAACCACTTCGACTGGGGGCTCGGCGGCTTCTGGTTCTTCGGCTACTTCAGGCTCTACTTCGCCTTGCAAAACTGCTAGCATAGGAGGAGCGCCTGCAGTAATAAAAGCGTTTACGGATGCTTCGGCTTCTTCAGGTGAGAAACCGAGATTAATTACCTCATTGACAAACGCTTCCTTGATTGCCGGAAGAAGTTCGTCTTTGATCTTGGCTTCGATCTCTGGGGTTAACATTCTCTTTTCCTTTTTGTATTTTTGAATTGAATCTTGGAGTAAAGTCTTGATTGATTTCTTAAGCAATGCTTGGCGATTTGCAGGAACTGATACGACGCTAAATTCTACAAGCTCGGACTTTGTGTAAACAGTTACCTTTTGCCCGTCAATTGTTTTATCTTCGTATTCATTTGGTATGATACCAACTGATACGGCTTTTACAAAACCTGCATTAATTAGCTTATTGAGTTTCTTGCCCTCTTCGGTAATACACTCAATTTGAATTGTAGCTTCTAGGTTTTCGCCATTCATTGCAAAACCCAAACAACGGCCGATAGGCCACTTGTCCGAGTCATGTTGAGCTAAGACAATGGGATTATTTAGATATGCTTGATAGTCTATTCCGCTTGGAACTATGATAGTCCCATAGCGGTCAACTTCAGGAGTTGATACTACGAAAGTATAGAGATCATTTTCTTTCTCTTCGTAGCCTTCCTCCATTTCGTAGCCGTCCCTAAGTTGTAGGTTCAGCTCGCGTGTTATTAAATTCATATTAAACCTTTATTTTTATTGCTTTTCAACTGGGAATAATTGGCATCTGCAGTTCACTGCATTTGAAGCGCTTAAGCCTGACCCGAGCGGGCGCTGTGCTTTCTCGGTTGTAGTGCTTATGATATTGCCTTCTTTATCGCGAACTTCAGTCACTACCGTAAAGTATCCGTCCGCTCCTTGAGTCGAGCCTTCCAAAGCAGCATGAGCTGGTCTTACGCGGCCGTCTCTTTGTGTTAGCCATACCATCTCAAAGCCCTCATCTTTGTACACGGCGTATTGCATTCCGCTTGTCACATTTGCGCTTGTCGTATTTGCGATTGCACGCGCTCTGCTTGTTTGAAGTGAGTCGAACTTGGTATTCAAAATCTTGAATAACTCGTCTTTATCCTTACCAGCATTTGCAGTGAGAGTCGCTTGTACTTCTTGCTTGATTACTCCGATAGAATCACGGATTTGAGCGCTTGACTCTTCGACCAAAGCAATAACCTCTGCAGTCGGAGGAACGCCGCCCTCGATTGCAAGAGTCGCATAGAGTTCGGTAGCTACTTGATTTGCAGCCTCTGCTATGATTGCATCATACTTTGCAAGTTCGCTCTCTGGAATATCTACAGTCGAAAGGCTAATTACGCCGTCATCTGCAAGCTGAAAAACTTGCTCTTTGATTTGAGCTATGATCATCTCAATGACATTCTCCAAAGAGCCTGCATTCGCTTCAGTTATCCCGTCAAAGTTCCTCCAAAACAAGTCCTTTGCATCGGCTGTAACGATAGGGAGCTTGCCGTTTGCCCGTGTTAGTAGTTTTCGAGCCGCTACGGGCACGGGAGCGGGGTTAACGGCGCTTTGAAGAGGGACAAAACCACTTGCAATAAGCGGCGTATTACCCTCGGGCACTGGATCATATCCACGAGCGCCGCGGGCTTCATTTATTGTCTTGATTCCCCACTTAAGCTCGAATTCTTCTTGTCTTAAATCAGCATCGGGGTCTGAATATTGATACGGCTGCGCTTCGATTAAAACATCCTCTTCCCAGCGTCTAAAATGGCGCGTAAATTCTTCAGCAATATAGAGCGCTTCGGGATCGATAGAGTTTTGCCTAAAGATTGCCCATTGAACCTCTGCAGTTGCTCGGTTTTGAAATGATCCATCGAGCATTCCGGGAGGCACGCCAAAGACTTGAGATATTTGCGCTCTTACATCTTTGCTGACAGAGTCATAGCCTACAGAAAGCTCGCCTTTCGGCGGTAGTTCTAACTGCATACCACCACCAAGCAAAGCTCGGAGCTTGTAGTCTGGTAGCTCTTCATTCCACGCGCTTTTTAGCTTTTGCCATTCATCTTGTTCGAACCTTTCTGGGAACTTTGCAATAAGCGGCGGGACTGTATTATTCGCAAAGAGGCGTGCAAGATAAGCACTTACCTCGCGGTCTATATTCGCATATTCCAAAGCGGCGGAAACAAGACCAACGCCGAAGATATTCATACCGATTATCTCTTCAGGACGCGAGGCGGGATGCAACTTCGCAAGGTGAATAATCTCCTTTTCAGGGATTGCTATATTGCCTTCTTGCGCTGACTGATATACATAGCCATCTATGAAGTTATTCTCGCCTTTAATGACTCGCATTCTTGTCGGATTTAACACCCACATCTGCAAGGGCACGCGGTATCCGTTTGTCGGAGTCCATATAAACGCATTGCCATTGATGCTAAGCCAATTTTCGATATATCCGAAAACTTGAGAGCGTGTAAAGTACGGATTAGGATTTGAGAGTAATTCGTTTGTCCAATGACCGCGACCGAGTTCTTCTTTTTCCCAGTTCTGCTCTTTGTACGATTCGAACTTAATACCGCTCAAAGCATTTGCTCTATGCTGCAAGCAAGCGAAGACCGTCCCTCGAAGCGAGGCGCTTAACTCATTACCGACTTGAGTCGCACCGATATTGCGAGAGCCACCCGACCGAATATACGGTCTGTCGTTTCTTCGCGGTGCAACTGCGCTCGCGATTCTATCTCTAAGTTGGTCAAGTAGACTCATACATATATCTGTGGAGTTTTGCGAATAGCGTTGAAGGCATAGCCCAACGCGTCAATAAAGTCATCATGCTTGTCTTGCGGAGTGCCCGTAAACGATAGCAGCTCCTCGGTAAAGTCCGGATTGATATGAGGGACATGATAGACAAGGCCTTGCTCATATCTTGCCTCTACAGGCTGAAAGCGTATAACCTTGTCTCTATCCGCCCTCACACCTACGACATTCATCTTGGTATTGCGTTTCAGCTCTTGCACCATCCAAGCTTGCGCCTGATTTGATTCAACTGCAACTACTCTTGCATTCCATCTTTGCTCGGCTGACATGATCTTACGGCCTATCTCTTGGAATTGCGCTCTAAAATGATCGGCTTCAACTACAACAACCTCACCATCTTTTGTCGTGCCTATTACCACAATCGCCGTATAATCTGCAGTCTCTTTTTGGCTAATTGCCAAGTCAACTCCGATGTAATACGCGGTACATTCTTGGCCGTTTGTCGTGCGTAACCATTCGCGCTTGATCTTAGCCGCTGATCTATCGACATATTCTGCAAGAAACTCTTGAGCGAAAACCAAAGAGGGTAGCAGTTCCTTTTGTCTATCAACTTCGCTTATTTTGATTTGCCCGCCGTCGTATGTTGAGTAGTGGAATGATTGCCAGTCTTCCATAGTCTCGGAGAGCTGATCTAATTGCCAAAGGTGATTCTTACCTTTCGGCGTTGAAAAGAAGTAAGCATCTCCTTCATAATCTGCGAGCATCGGACTAAGCACAAAGTTCCAGTCGTCTTCTGCATTCGGACAATGCGCCCACTCATCGCCGATAAACCTATGATACTTATTACCGCGAAGACCATCCGCTCGGTAAATACCCTGCAAAAACAATGTACTACGGCCTAATTTAATCTGGCCTTGTTTGTAAGTTGCGCCAAGCGGTGCAAAGAAATTTTGTGCTTCGGTCTCTCGTCCTGAGAGTTCGGTATATGAGGGCGCTGTGTAGAGAACATTCGACCCATCAATTTCAAGCATTTTCTCAAGGGCCAGAGCAAAAGCCAGATAAGACTTGCCAAAGCGACGACCGCACCGAACAACATTAAAGCGCTTCCGATTCCGAAGTATCTCAAGCTGTTTATCATGCGGTTTTATCCGTATCACTGTATCCATTTTGCGAACCCCACTCAATTATCATTTTGCCTTTCTCTGCTACTTGATTATCCATGTGAGATAGCAACTCCATTAGCAGTTTCATTGCCGTGATATCCTCTTTAAGCAAGATCTTTTTATGAATCAGCATTTCGATTATATCACCAGCTACAGTTTCTTTTGTTTTGCCGGGCTTTGATAGCTCTTCGGCCGCCATCTTTGCAAGGTCTTTGACATACACGATACTACCCTTTGGCCTACCATTTCGATTGATACGCTCGGGCTTGTCTCTGAAGCTATGTCCTTTGAGATTATCAGCGCCTGCCATAATACACTCCCAAACCTAATCCAACACCAAGAGCACCAACAACCCATCCCCAGTTATTCTCGGTTTTCACTTCAGTCGGTAAAGTAATTACCTTAATTGAGTCAGGGCGCGGGCGGTAAACAAGTGAGAAGTGACCCTTCCGATTAGCATAGGCAAAAGCCATATTGATTGTATCGCGAGTCGCAGTAATTACCGAGTCGCTTTGAGCGATAAACGAAGTATCACCACAAGGAATAATTACGGGCTTATCAAGAAAGTAGATCGTGTCCTTAGTCTTGATAGTCACCGACTTCGTATGTACTGAGTCTCTAATCGTTATAGGGCGTTCAATTAGCTGCACTTGAGTTATTGTATCAGTTACGCGCTTTGCGCTCGTACGGCCTACGTGAAGCCCCGAAACAAAGCCGATAATAAGCAAGACTGCAAGTATTATCATTGCATTTAGTACGTCATTGAATCTCATTGCACTACTCCGTTCTCAATAAAGAGATTATCTACCATACCATTCTCTTGAATGATTGCAAAACCGTGATTGCTATTTGAGTGTGGCATATATGCTTGTCTCAATTTGCATAGGCATCCCATTGTATATGCCTTGTAAAACTTACCGTCCAAGCTCTTGATAGATGCAAATGAAGTACGATGCACATGACCCATTACGACATTAGCCGCGGCTTTGAGAATCAAAGCGCGGGCGGGATTAACACCGCCTGATACTTTCATCTCGTGACCGTGGACTATGTAGGTATTTTCAACTTTCATAAATTGCGTAGATTCGACAAAGCGTATTCCAAGATCATCAAGTTTTAGCAGTTTGCGGAAATCAATTAAACCAGCAAGCGCGTCTGCATTCTGCATTAAGTACCGCTCCAAGCGGTCTTCATGATTGCCAATTTTAAAGTAGATATTCTGGTCTTTGAACTCGGACCTCAAGCCTTCTAAAAACTGCTTTGCAAGTTCGATCTCATTTAAAAACTTCGGCGTATCAGCATGCTTAGGGTGCCTTGAGATTTGAGCCGAGTCTAGTATATCACCGTTCAAAATGATATTCTCTACTCGGTCTTGTTTTGCATATTGAATCGCTGCAATAAGCGCCGCTTTGTCATGGATGCCTAAGTGAATATCACTGAAGACCGCCGTCTTACCTTGGATACGCAAAACGGGTAAAACCTCCTCGCGTCCATCTTCAAAGGTATTTAGCCAATCAGGTACTACTTCGGGCTTGTCTTCAGGGCTAGGCTCAAAGCCTTTACCTATCCGATAGTTAAGCACCGCCGTATACTCATCATGGTTTAAGCGCGGTCTGTATTGACTCACTTGGTAATACCTAAAATGATACTCGCGGCTTCTTCTTCAGTTCCATCGATTGCAGTTTCGGTATTCCATATATTGCCATTCTCGTCTATGAATTTCCATAGCATGACGGGAAACGGCTCGCCGTATTCAGTCGCATTGCCTTCAGCGTCCCATGCAAGTTCTGGGGTATTTATGGCTTCAGTTTTTTTGTATAATCTTAGTATCATATAGCTCCTAGTTCCCATACAACTAATTGACTACCTTTTCTGACGACTGTACCATTACCTGAAGTTGCGGTAGATTGTGCCCATTCAAGTTTTAAAGTATGGGATGTAGTTAGTCTTAAAGTTCCTGTAATATCGAATATAGCAGCACCATTGACATTGCAATTTCCGGGCGTTGCTCCAAAAGTAGTACCTGAAGATTCATCAGTAGTGGCATTGCCAGATCCGAACGGAGGCATTGCATAATATTTTCCAGCTTGGTCTGAGCTTCCACTTGGCGTTCCATCTACTCTTATTCTAATTCCTACCGATGAAGTAGTATTTGTCCTTGACAACAAAAGTCTAAATTGAAACCTATAAAGTTTATTGGCATCTAAAGATTGAAGCAACTCGTCATCGGCCTGTGTGCTTGTGCTATTTGTAACTGTTTCATCTGCTGTTTTTGTAACTACAAATTTTGGAGTATCTAAACCACCACCACCGCTCGCAGCCAAAGTAGTGCCCGTCATGGTTAAACCCGTACCGAGCGTAATCTCTTGCACATCGCCTGAACCGCTCGCAGAACCACGGCCTAACAATCTTGAAGCTGCGGAAACATTTTGTACTTTTGCATAAGTGACCGCGTCATTATCTACAGTCCAAGTAGCGCCACTACCACTTACGGTAATATCGCCTTTGTCACCATCGGTCACACCGCCACCGCCCGCCGTAGCCCAAGTCAAAGTACCACTACCATTAGTAGAAAGTACCTGACCATTTGACCCGCCTGCAATAGAGAGCTTTTCAAGATTCGTATTGATTGTATTGCTTGTCCCGATTGTCTTGCTTGATAGCGCGTCGGGTAATTGGCCGTTATTTAGTTTTGTTGTTGGCATCTTATCACTTCATGTAATCAGCAAGTAAAACATCTCCGCTAATTGGAGCCGTTGCCATCGTGATCGTATTCGTTGAAATCGTGTAATCATTACCCGCGCCGCTTCGAAGCCTCATACCGTTTAAGTGCAAGCGCAAAGTTCCTGAAGTCGGAGTGTCAGGCAAAGTGTAAGCCGTATTCGAACCGTCGATATTTCCACTTGGTATGACTTCAGTTGCAAAGTTGCTCGGAGTCAAAGTTCCTGACTCATCTTGCACATAAGTGACCGCCGTAGAACCTAGAGTACCGCCTGAATTTGAAGTGCAATAGAATCTCTTATCGCCATAAGTCGTACCCGCGTCAACATGAACAAAAGAGCCTGTAAGCTCGTCCCAAGCGTCCGAATCAGTTGCACGAGTTAAAGCGCTTGAAGACCCATTGAAAACATAGATACCGTTTTGGCTTTGAGTAGATTGCTGCCATACCAAAAGGCGCTGACCGCTTGTAAGTTGGTGACCGTCGAAAGTATCAGTACCGGGATTGCTTATGGTGATATTCGCAGTCGTAGCCGCGTGAACATTGCGATACTTGTAAGCACTTGACAAGCCTGCTATTTGCGTATCTACATATCCCTTAGTTGCAGCATCACCTGAAGCCGTCGGAGTTGCAAGCGTCGTAACCTTGTTATTGCCCGCGCTCAAGTTACCCGTTAAAGC